AGCGGTCATCAGGTCCGCGCCGTTGGCGTTGTGCAGGTAGATGCAGCGGTATTCGACGTCGCCAGCCAGGGCGTCGGCTGCGGCCACGGCATCGAACAGCGCGTCCACAGCGGTCGAAACGACCGTGGAGCTTTTGATGCCGCCGAGCGAGGCGTCGGCGACGGAGTTGCCTGCGCCACCAGAAAGGCGAAGGTCGAAGTCTGCGGTGATGATGGGCATGGTGGAGCTCCTAGAAAATGAGTGGGTTAGATGCCGCCGTACATGACTGAGCCGGCGCTGTGCCGCGCACGGCCCTGTTCTTTCTCAGCCTCCGCGCAATACACGCGGAACTGGTTCTCGTACTCGGCGGACTTGCGGGCGTCGTAGACCTCGGTGTCGTGGATGCCGTACGCCTTGTGCTTGACCCACTTGAGCAGCGCCAAGTGGTGCTGCTCGTCGATCTCGAGCTCGTCACCCTTCTCGACAGTGACGGGTAGGCGGAACGTCTCCAGCGCCACGGTGACGGGCAGCAGGGGTGACGGCCACGCGCGCAGCATGCCCTTCTCGATGCCGGACACGAGCGCCTTGAGCGTGCCGACCCGGCCGTCAAAACGGATGCCGTAGGTGTCGGCCTTCTCCTGGGGCACGAGCTCGACGAGGCACCCGGTGGTCACGTCGGTGGCCTTGCGCAACTTCAGGATGCGCTTGTCGATGGCGTACCACTCGGTGCCTGGTACGACCGTCAGAAAAAAGCTGCGCCCATCCTCGATACCCTCAGTGAAGCGGCAGAACATCTTCTGCGCCTCGTCGATGTACGTGTACACCAAGGCGTCTGAAATGAGGTACGGCTCCGCCGTGTCGAAGAACTCGGCACGGAAGACGTTGCGCAGCTGTGTCGAGTCCATTACACGGCCTTGTCAGCCTGGAACTTGGCCCAGGTGGCGTCGCGCTCTTTGGCGTCAACATCCCAGCCCAGTTCTTTGGCCAGGGCTGCGGCATGGGGTACGCCGGTGCCGGAGAAGTCGCCGCGCTTGTTGCGCAGGGCGAGGACCTCGAAGGCAGCGAACAGGGCGGTTTCGCGCTCTGCGGGCAGGCGAGGCTCAGAACCTTCCTTGACCGGCTCTTCGGGAATTTCCTCGGCAGGCACGCAGCCGCGAGCGATCAACTCGGCGTGCATCTGCGGAGGACAGAATGTGGGTTCGCCCTTCTTGAGCTCGACCGAGCGGCCAGAGACAGAAGCGACAGTCATGCTGAATGGTGCGATGTAGTCCATGATTTTCTCTGTTGGGGGTTTAGATAAAAGGACGGGCCTGTTTAGGCCCGTCCTTACTGGTTCAGTTCAGCCAACCTCGTGGGTTAGCTGACCTGGACTTCGCTGGTGCGGCCATCGATCGTGTACTGCACACGGATGCGCAACTTGCCTGCAGTGGCCGTGGCGGTCAGGCCGGCGGTGGTCAGCCGGATGTTCTGGCCGTTGTTGGAGGCCAGGACTTTGGTCAGCAGCAGCGGGATGCGCGTGCCGGCCACAGCGGCGTCGAGGTCAGTCGATGCCAGGTAGCAGGCGGTGTCGCCGGTCACACCCAGGATCAGCGTGGCGCCAGCGCCGATGCCCACGAAAGCCTGCTCGACGATGACTTCACCACCGGTGATGACTGCCCCGACCGGCAAGGGGATCGCGTCGAACACCACGCCCGTGCCAGCCACGAGACCAGGCTCCAGCGGGTCAGTCGAGTTGGCGACGGTCGAGCCGAAGGTCGTCTTCACCAGGGTGACAGAGTCTTGGACCCACTCGTTGAAGACGAGCGAGAACTCAGCAAACAAGGGGTACTGGGCAGAGCGAGAAGCTAGTGTTTTCATGTGGGTTTCTCCTTACTGGGCCACGTAGCACGAGATCACGCCGAAGTCTTCGACTGCGTTGTTCTCGTAGATGTTGCCGAACTTGGGCTTCAGGAAACCCAGGATCTTGCCGACGGCGATCGCCTGTGAGTTCTTGAAGTCGAAGTCTTCTTCGTTCCACTCGGGCGCGCCCAGGTCGGCCATGCCGAGTGCCTGAGAGCCGCAGAACAGAACCTGGCAGCCGTCGATCAAGCCACCCGCGCCGTACTTCGAGCCGCTGGCTGCGCCAGTGGTGTTGGGCACGTGGCGGAACTCATGCAGGTAGATGCCGTCGATCTTCACGCTGTCGCCGGAGAACAGCTTGTCGTTGACGCTGGTGTTCTGGCTGTAACGCAGGTTGGCGTTGTAGTCAGGGTCCTGCTTCAGCTTGGCCATGGCCTGGGGGGTCAGGAAGGCGTGGAACGTCTCCTGACCGCCTTCGCCACCGACGCCACGGATGTAGCGGTCTTTGGCATAAGCCTTCAGCTGCACGAACATCTTCCAGCCGGGGAAATCGGTCGCAGTCACAGCGGCGCTGGTGTTGTTGCCGGTCAGGCTGGAGTGCAGCACGCCGGTGGTCGCGTTCCAGCGCGTCATGCGGCGGGTGGAGGGGGCGGTCACGTCAGCTGCGAACTCCAGGTGCCGGAGGTCAGAGCCGATACGGGCGGCGCCGTTGGGCTTGAACTGGTAGCCGATGCCAGCCAGCGTCTGGAACGCCATCTGGTCAATACGGTCGGCCAGCCAGTAGCTCAGCACGTTCTTGGAGTTGTCGCGGAAGCTGACGATCGACTTCTGGTCGGCCATCTTGCCTTCGTGGCGGTTGGCGTGACGCAGCTGGTCGATGCGGATGACCTGCTCGAAGGTCTGCATGCCTTCCTCGTTGCCGACCAGGGTGCGGTCGCCGGCCACACCGTCGCCCTGCAGGTCAGCCAGCAAGGTGATAACAGCGCGTGCGCCTTTTTCCGACGTCTTCAGCGACGTGATGTGCTGAATCATCGAGTTCGTGCCCGAACCGAGGAATTTGTTGATGAACGACTGGTTGCGTGCGTTCTTCCACAGGTCCATCGACCAGATGGTTTTCTGCTCATTGGTGAGCAAACCGAAGTTGGTAAGCATCTCTGCTCCTTTGTGACAAATGACAAGACATGGCCTGCTGGCCCCATGTCGTGTGTCGTCACGACCAACGAGTGCGGAGCGTGTCGTGCCCCAATCGGTGCTCGAATGATAATCTATTTTCGAGCTTAGAGCACAGGCGCAAAAAAGCCGAGGTGTGTACCTCGGCTTTTCTGTCAGGTCGGCACGTCAGCGCTTCAGACTTAGGGTCTCCCGTTTCGGCGATTCGGCCCGCAGTTCAGGTGGGAGCCGGTCGAACGGGACGATCCGTGGGTGCTCGAGATAGATCGGGTCTTCGAACGGCCCCCAAATCCACCCTTCGATGACCTTCTCCCTCACCCACTGTTCGTGGGCTTCGCGGGTGACTGGCTCGGCTTTCACACCGTGTCGCCCCGCAGCTTCGACAGCGTGGCTTCCGACAGCGCGGCGAAGTCCTTCTGGCTCAGCTGGATGACGGCCTGTGCCTCCAGCGCTCCGACGCCCAGCTTGTCGCTGTCCAGGCCGGTGGCCTTGAGGGACGGCGGCGTGGCGCCTGCGGCTTTTGTGGTCTTGCCCACAGCGTCGGCTTTACGCTCTGCGCCGACGTCTTTGGGTACGCGCGGCGTCACGCTCGTAGCCCGCTCCTGAGAGGCGGTATCCGCGCCCAGGATCGCCTCCACAGCGTCCTGGAGGGCAGCTGTGGGGGTCATACCCTCGGCCTGGTTCGCGCGGTGCAGCCGGGCTACACGGGCTTCGACTCTCGGGTCAAACGCGTCGCTGTCAGGGTTCAGCATCGGGTAAGCCGCTTCGATCCGACCCAGGGCGGTCTCGTAGCGGGCGCTCTCCTGTGCATGGACGGTGGCGACCTGAATCTTCAGGTCAGCGCGGGCGTCGGCCATGGTCCGCTCGGCTTTGCGGATTTGGGCCATGATGTCGGTGGCCTTCTTCTGCTCACCGTCACTCAAGAAAGCAGCGTACTCGGCCTCCATCTCGACGATCGACGCCTCCATCGAAGCGATGTCCGCCGTGGTGGCCTCTGCCGTCGCTGCGACGTTGCCTCGCCTCTTCAACTCCGCGATTTCCATTGCCATGGCCGCGCTGCGCTCGCGCTCTTTCTTCAGGACCGCCTCGTGACGGTCCAGCGGGATGATCTTGCCCTTCTTGTCGGCAGAGGAGTCATCAGCGTCGTCTGGGTCGCCCGGGGCCATCTCAGCGGCCAGGGCGGCGATCTTGGCGTCGTCCACCACGGGTGCGGAAGGGTCGACCGCAGGCAGCATGTCGCCACGGTCGATGACCTCGGCGGCTCCACCACCATCGGTGCTGGTGTCGGCGTTCAGGAAGCGGTATTTCTTGGGGAACATGGTTTCTTTCTAGGGTTATCCCGGGTCACGACGCCGGAACTGGTTTCGTGGGCTTTGCTGCCGCTGTGGCGGCTTGGCGGACCGCTTTGGCGCGGTCGCCCAGACGTTTCTGCTGAGCCTGCTGCTGCTGGAGCATGAGCTTGTCTTCAGTTTCTCGGGTCTTGCGCTGGTGCTCGAGCATGTCCATGCGCTCTTTGTGCGCCAGTTCGCGCTCGGCCATGTCCGCCTCGTGCTCGGCCTTGGCCATATCGAGCTCCGGGTTGCCCTGCGGGCCTGCAGGCGGCTCAATCGGCGTGTTGGCCAGCACCTGGGCGCGGACCGTTGTTTCCTGGGCCTTGGCCTGCTTCAGCCCGGTTTCGGCACCGGTGGACTGCGCCTTGGCCTCGGCCAGCGCAACCTCTGCGGCCTGCCCGCGCTGCTGCAGCTGCTTGGCGGCAAGCGCCTCGGGGCTGGTCTGGTCGCCGGCCATCTGCTTGATGATGTCCTTCTTGTTGTTCAGGCGGCTGGCGTCGATCAGCACGCTGTCGGGCAGCTGGACACCGGCTTCGCGCATCGACAGGGCCTGCTCGTACTGGCTGTCCTCAAGGGTCTCGCGGCGCGGCACCGAGCTCACCACGACGTCGTACTCGCCCAGGGTGAGGTCGTTGATGATCTCTTGGTACGGGTTCTCGGCCGGCTCTGCGCCCTCTTCCGGCGCGGGCTCAGGGTTCGGCTGGTTGATCGAGAAGGTCTCGGTCTCGCCGGTGGCCTCGTCGTGGGTGATCGTCATCAGGCGTTCTTCGGTGTAGAACTCCTGCACCAGACACAAAACGTTGCGCGCGATGATGTAGTCCGTGCGGACCAGGTTGTCCATCGGTTTGATCAGGTTCGTGCCGCCGGCCTGTTTCTTGGCCTGGATCGCCTTGGCGGCGACGTCGGCGCGGTCCATGCCCTGCATGGAGTCGCTGATGCCGCTGATGCTCTTGATCGACTCTTCAGCCTTGTAGCTGATGCGGTCCAGGCCCTGGGGGACCTGGTTCGGGCTGATCTTGACGACGTCTTTGTCCGGATCGCCGTTGACCTCGATCACCAGACCTGTCTTGGCGCCCTTCTGCTCGAGTTCGCCGATTGTCATGTTGGCCAGCGAGCCGGCCTTGACCTTGTAGCCCGAGTTCGCCGTGGTGTTGACCACGTGGAGCTCCTGGCTGGTGACTTTGTTGAGCAGTTCCTGGGGGCCGAGCAGGTTCTCCACCAGCCCGACGGTCTGGCCGTAGCGCAGGTACGGGAAGTACGGCACCACGGTGAAGTGCTTGTACGGGCTCCAGTCGTCGTGCAGGACGACGTTGTCAGCGATCACGGTCCAGCGGATGCGGCGTACGAGCTTGGGCACCAGCTGGAAGCCGTAGGTCTGGGCAAAAAACTGCTGCTCCTGCTTGGTGAAGTCCTTCGGCACCGCGCGCATGTCCCCGGTTCTCGGGTTCATGAAGTGCATCTGGCGGTCCAGCATGCGGTGCTGGCGCTCCACGATCCGGATATTGCGGATGACGTTGCTGTTGTCCAGGCCGTTGTTGTAGGTGGCGGTGCGAGGGTCGCCGAAGCGGTCCCGGTTCATCTGGATACTGTCGTAGCCGTAGGGGAAGCTGGCGTTGTCGCGGTTGCGCAGCAGTTCAGCGTCTTCCTCACCGTACAGGACGGCGATGTCGTCAGCGGTGACCCATTTCGTGGTGAACACCTCACCCCAGTTGTCTGGGTCGTAGTCGTCAGCGTCACAGTCGATCAGGACGTTCTTGCGGTTCAGGTTCTCGATCTTCACCTCGCCCTGAGCGTGGTCGTTCATGCCCAGGCGGATGTCCAGAAAACCCCGCGAGCCGATGATGCCGTCGGCAAACATCTCGCTGCGCTTCCAGTCCAGCTGGTTGTTGTCGCTGACCTGCTTGAACACCTTGGTCAGCACCTCGGCCGTGCTGGCTGGCGCACCGGAGCGGGGCCGGAAGCTGATCTCCGAGCGGGCATTGATCTGCTCGCCCATCACGTTCGACACCGTGCTGAGGATTTTGTTGATCGTCAGCACCGGGCGCATCACACTCTCCAACAGGGCCCGGTCGTTCGGGTCCCACTGCTCCCCGCGCACGAAGCGCTCGCATTTGTCGACCTTCTCGACAAACCGGGTGTGGCCGTTATCACGGACCTGGGCGTAGCGCAGCCACGTCTTGTAGGTGAGCTCTGAGTTAACCGGCATGCGTCACCTCGTAGGTCTTCAAGCTCGTGTAGAGGCTCTGCAGCGTCTCTGTGCCCAGGGCTTCCAGCGCTTCGCGGTTCCAGGTCCAGGCATCGATGTGCTCGTTGCCGCTGAAGACGGCCAGCTTCTGCTCAGCGGCGGTGATCGCCGTCTCCAGATTCGGGAAGCCGAGGCCGAAGATGGCGTCGGCAAACAACATGCGGGTGAACCCCTCGTGGGCTTCGACCAGGTTCTCAGGGGGGTGTACCGATGCGCTCATGGGGTCACGCCGCCATGTAAGAGCCGCTGCCGCCCAAGTGGGAGAGTTTGTCGCGCCATGAAGCCGGCTCCTTGTAGGTGATTTTCCTCGGCGGTTCCCGCCCGATGGCCATCTGGGTCATCCATGCGATCGAATCGACCTGGTCGTCATGGGCTCCAGCCGGGAACCGCAGCATTTCTGTCCGCATCGCGTCGTACCACTCGGCGTTGAGGGGGAAACTGACCCGCCCCTGCTGCATCCGCCCCTGAAGCGGCCTGGCCCGCGCCAACTTGTCGGAGATGGGCTTCAGCACGGTGATGGACGGGTAAAAGCGGCGCTCTCTCATGCGTTTCTTCAGTAGAGCTTCGATTGCGCGGTAAATCTGGCCGTCCTCGAAGCCCAGCTGCTGGCCCGAAATATACCATTTCTGACTTAGATTCAAGATTGCCTCGACGATGAACAGCGCGTCGGCGCTCTTGAACCTCACCACCTCAACGACGTGCAGCACGTCGTTCTCGTCCTGCAGCCCGACGGTGCCGACCGTGTAGTCGTTCTGCTTTTTCTCGCTGATGGCGAAGTCCCACGCGATGAACACGTTGCAGCGCTCTTTCTGAGGCGGCGTCTCCCGGCGGAAGTACTCCTTCAGGAAATACGCCCCGTCGTCGGGCACCGGATTCTGCTGATACAGGGCGCTCCAGAACCTCGGGCTGATCGTGCGCTTGATCTGAGCCAGTTTCTGCGTGTCGTAGCGCGCTTCGTGCAGCGGTTCGCCCTTCAGGCGCAGGAGCCGGCCTCTGGCGGGCGGCTCGTCGACGATCAGGTCCGTCTCTTCGTCGAGATACTCATCAAATTCAGCGACCGCTGGGTACTTGACGACGACAAACTGGTCAGCTTCGGGGTCTGCGGCCATCGCGACCTGGAGCCGGCCGGCGAGGTCGTCGTCGTGCCACCAGGTGTTATGGCTGACCAGCCCGTTGGCGATGAAGTTTTCGGTGCGGTCGATCTGGACGTCGAAGACCTCTTCGACGCCGTCAGCTTCGATACTGCTGATCTGTTCAGCTGTGAACTCTGAGGTATTCAGCCATGGCGAGTGCAATGCGCTCAGTTCGAGCGTGTCCGACTCCAGCGTTGCAGTCGTTGCAGAGTAGCCCACGAACTTTGTTGGTGTCGTGGCAGTGGTCGACGCATAGGCCGTCGTTCCAGTGCCCAGGTGTGCGTTCGGGCTGATCGCCGCAAATGGCGCACTTGCCACCCTGCGCTGCAACCAGAGCAGCGTGCTGCTCAGCAGTGAGTCCATAGCGGTGCTTAATGTGCGCCGCGCGGCGTGACCGAGGGTTGACAGATGGTGGGCGATAGCCGTCAGCCCACTTTTTCTTGTTGTAGTGGGGTGCACAGTAGCCGCGACAGACGACTTTGGCGTCGCAGCCGCCAGCGAGGCAGGCTGCATCTTTCCATTTGCCTCGCTGCCCAGGCAGGCCACGATTTTGTGGGCTGTAGTCAAGCTTCTCGCTCGTATCCATTTGAGTTCTCCGTCGTCAGAAACCAAGAACGGGTGTCGCCCGTTGGCCCGGACGATTTTACCGGATATCGTCGTGATTTTCAGCACATAATCACGACCATTGCTCTTGACGGCGGCAACGCGCGCACTGGAGAGCCGGCCGTCCTCGTATGTCGCGACCATGTTCCCCGCACGCAGCGCATCCAGACGCTGCTCAGAGCCGTCTGGCAGCAGCACAGGGGTGTCCCCGACCATGCACTGCACAATCAGCACGCCACCGCCCGGGGCCAAGCGCGTGTAGGCGGTCGAGTCGTACCACTCCTTCAGTTTTTCGCGGTTGTCGGCGCTGTCGGCCTCTTCCGCGTTCTTGATCGGGTCATCGATCGTCAGAATGTGCGCGCCCTTGCCCGTGATACCACCTCCGACGCCCGCCGCGACGTAGCCGCCGCGCTTGCCCTCGATGCCCCACTCCTCTGCACCCTGGAAATTCGGGTTCAGGCGCGTCTCAAACACGCTGTGGTAGCTCGGGTCCTCCATCACCTCCTTCACCTTGCGGCTGAAGGACATGGCAAGGCCCACGTTGTACGAACAGGCGATGATTTCGTGGTCTGGGTATCGGCCCAGGTGCCAGGCCGGGAAACTGCGCGAGCCAAGCTCGCTCTTTCCATGCCGTGGCGGCATCAGGATCATCAACCGGGGGCTCAGGCCGTTGGCCACGTCGTCGCTGAACTTCTCCAGGCGGCGGCAAATGTCCTCATGGACCCACCCAGCCATGTACCGGGGGTTAATCCGCTGCGTGAACGCCAGCAGGCGGCGGCGCGACAGGATTCGGGACGCCAACTCGCCCTGGGGCGTTGAATTCGTTGCGGGCAAGCTTGAGGGCACGCCAACCCGCTGCAAATCTGTCGATGGTGGCGCTGGCGCGGGAGGCGTCGTGGGCTTTGGCCCAGGCTTTGACTTCTTCGTCGCGGTAGCCGAGGTTGTAGAGCCCTTCGATTTGCCGGTCCCGGTCCTGGAGGTCATTCGCTTTCTTCTCCGCTATCCCCAGTGCTTCCGAGTTCTTCGACATGGGGGAGCTCCAGGGCTTGGCCCGAGGTGATGACTTTGAGGAGTTCGGCGTCTGACATGCTGTTCAGACGGTCGACCATGATGTTTCCGGTCACGTCGACCTTCATTTTCACCTCGACAGGGGCGTAGTAGCCGCACATCTTGCCCACTTCACGAGCGGCGGACACCATCGTGGCGGGTTCGGACATCAGCTTGGCCATCTCGAAGGCTTCCAGGTGCATGTCCATGACCTTTTTGCGGGTCATCTGGGATGCTTCCTCGTACTTGGCCTCGTACTTGGCTTTCAGGGCCTGGATATTGGGCATGTGGACCATGCGGTAGGCCATCTGCCCGCCATCGGCGTACCCGGCGCGCACAGCTGCGGTCAGGATGGACTCGCCTTCAGCCCAGTGCTTGACAAACAGCTTCTGCTTCTCGGTCAAGGGCTTGTTGGGGCTGACCATCGCAGCGCCGGCGTTGGTACCGGTGTCGATACCGCGCGACCTCGCTTCCGAAATCGTGGCTCTCGAGTCAACACCCCGAATTCCGCCCCGCTTTTTTGCTTTGGGCGTGGTGTCCTCGCGCTTGGCGGTGCGAGCCATTGCTTCGGGGCGAGTTGAACGCTCGGTCATGGAGGCGCATTCTAACTTAGAGGTTAGATTTTGGTGGCTTGGGGTTTGGCTGAGAAATTTCTGGGAAATTTTTTGCGAAAAATTTAGAGATTCGGTGGCGTGGGTCCCCTCCCCGGCACCGGGATCGGACTCCCCCACTTCGGATTCGCACCTGTCGAACGCCGAGAAGGGGACCCGCAGCCCCGGAGTACCGGGGCCGCGCCACGCATCTTCTTTGAGCAACCTGCTCAGGGCGCATACGCCTCAACCCCCGCTACCTAGGAGCCATCATGGCACGCATCACCGTCGCTTCCCTTCAGTCACGCATCGCAGCACTCGAGGCACAGCTGCTCATCGCTAACTCTGTATGTGCAGAGCAGCGCGAGACCATCGCTCGCCACGAAGAGACCATCGCAGCACAGGATGTGCGCATCGACAACGCTGTCGCTTACTTCAAGGCACAGCGCACCACGCCCGTCGTGGTTGCTGCGCAACCCAAGGTCACACCCGTGCCTACGGTGTCCACCTACCGCGACTCCCAGGGCCAGACCTGGGAGCGCACCCGCTACTCGGCCACCCGGTCGATCGCACGTCGCGTTGAGGCTTCGGCCGAGACCGCCTGTGCGTAACACACAGCCCCGGAGTACCGGGGCTGTGTCACTCATCTATTTCGTCTTTAACTTTTGGAGTTCAACATGAACGCTTCCGCTACCTTCGACGACGTCACCTCTTCTTCCACCAACGAGTCCTTCGACTTCTTTGGGCAAGTCCGGCAGGCCACTGCTGGGCTCAAGCTCACCAGCATGGTGTACGGCCTCATCAACTTCTCGGTCGCGACAGCGATCGCTTGGTCGTGCAGCAATCTGCTGATCGCCATCGTGGCGTTCGTCGTCAGCCTACTGATCGGCGCCCTCATCGGCCTCGCGCTGATGGCTCTGCTCGCAGTCAAGTGCACTGACAGCATGGTCGCACTCGGCGCCAAGTACGAGGCACTCATCGAGTGGCTCAACACCAAGTTCGGCCGCAAGGGCTGAACACCACAGCCCCGGAGTACCGGGGCTGTGTCACTCATCTATTTCGTCTTTAACTTTTGGAGCCCATCATGGCAACACGTACCCGCAAATCCACCAAGCCCGTCCAAGCCGAGACCATCGAGACCATCGAGGTCGAGGCGATCCTCGTCGAGCCCGCTCCTGGCTGGGCCGAGACTTTCCGTCGGGCACTCGGTGCTGGCGACGCATCTTGGAAAAGGATTCTCTGCACCGGCGTGGCATCTCTGCTCGTCGGATACGGCATCGGCATGCTTGCTGCCGAGGTCTTGGCCTACGTCACGCTGGGCGCGCTGCTGCTCACGGGCAGCATGTTCCTCGCGTCGGTCATCTACGTGCTCGGCATCTTGCTCACGCTCATGGCCTCGTTCTACGTAGGCAAGTACGTGGCACACCAGTGCTTGACCGGCGGTGTCGATCGCGCAGCGGTCGGCGCTTACCGCAAGGTCACGTCGTTCTTCTCACGGAAGAGCGAGGTGCCAGCATGATCGAAATGGGCGTCATCGTAGCCATCGGGCTACTGGTCACTTTGGCCAAATGCACCTGGTCAGTCAGGATGTGGATCCTCAGTCATCCCGTTTTTATGGACGGTTTGATCTTCACTGTCCTGTTATTGATCCACTGGGGCACTTTTTCTGGGGTAATGGTCGCCACTATAGGGGCGCTTACGTGCAGTTTGGTCATAAGTGGAGCGTCCAAGCTCTACGGTTCTGTCCAGGACGGCAAGTACATCCCAGGCTACTTCGACGTTAGCTCGAAGCTCAAGGCGGCATGAACCGCCTCACTGACGCCCTCTGTGGCGTCATTCTTTTCTCCATGTGCGCTGCATTCGGCGCACTGCTTGCAACCCATATCTAGGAGTTCAACATGAACGCTATCGCTTTCCCTATCACCCCGACCCGTGCACAACTGGCCCTGGCCCAAGTGGCCGGGTCAGTTGAGTTCGGCCAGACGCTCACGGCTGTGCGCCTGGAGGATGGCTGGAAGTACATCGTGTCTTGGGGCGACGTTGTCGGCCTCGTCTGCTACGCGGGCGACGGCTACGAGGCCGCCATTGAGGCCCTCAACTCAGACGAGTGAAATCCACCACGCAGCCCATGGGTACATGGGCTGCGTCACTCATCGTTTTGCCAATATTGGCTTTGAAGGAATCCCCATGACGTACTTGTACGAAGAGACCGTGCTGTTCCAGACCCTTGCTGACGAGGACGTTCCGATCCACGCGATCGAGTCCGACGAGCTCGAGGACTTCAGCTGGGGTGCAGACCCTGCTGACATCCTTGCCGCTAAGCAAGAGTCTGAACTCTAAGTAAGACCCACTGTGTGCGCATCTACCCAGGTGCGTACACGGGGCGTTTTGCCCAACAACCTGAAAGGAATGACATCCTCTACTTCCGATTACGTCGCGCTGCCCCTGCGCTGAAAGAGGGCACGACCGCGGTGCAAGTCCGGGTACCAAGACCTTTCCTGTCCAAGCACTATCGCTGGACGCTCACGCCAGATGAGCAGCACGATTTCAAAGCCTCTCCTCGAACCCTTGCAATGCGCAGCACGCCTGACGCCTAAAACATGCGGTTCTATGGAATGACCCAGGCACACGCAATCATGCTGGCCGTGCTACCAGTCGACGTAACACTGGTATTTCTATCCAACTCAATCCTTCTGAAAGCAAACCATGTCCAAGACCCACACCATCTCCGCCACCACCACCATCGGCGCTGCCATGCCCAAGGAGATCGTCGTCAACCACGGTTCCACGTACTTCGACCCGATCGACATGATCGAAGACTACACCTCGGTGCACCCGGCCTTCTACTCCCGCATCTTGGCCAGCATGGCTTGGCGCATCGACTCGATGTGCATTCAGGCTGCGCGGTCCGTGTTCTTCACGCGTTACTCCGACCCCGAGCGCGAAGACCAGATCGGCTTCACTGACTTCTGCCTGACCGTTGGGGCAGAGCTCCAGCACGCCTCGCTCTACGAGTACGAAGGCCCAGAGCAGACCCTTGCTCAGCTGCTCGCCGTGCGCAACACGTGGCACGAGGCTGCGACCAGGGCATCGGCTCTCAACGACAAGGACTACCGAGCCAAGTCTTTGCGCGAACTGCTCGAGGCCGAGAAGGTCTCGCCACCCTCAGTCGAGACCCGCACCAACTACGCCGAGATGGCGAAGCAGGAATCTGGCGGAGACCCTGCTGTCGAAGCCCGTCTGTACGCTGCCTACCTCGAGGCAGACCAGATGTCCTCGGGCAACCGGGTGGAACGCAACAAACCCTTGGTTGCACCCATCCTCGAAATCCTGCGTGCTGCATCCCAGTTCGCGTACGACGAGACCCGGTTCGACCAACTCCCGTTCAGTTCGCAGCGCATCCTCACCACGTACGCAGCCAAGTGCGTGACGCGCATGCGCAGCGAGATGGCAAAGGTGACTGCACCGATCTCGTTCGGCCACCTGAACGAGTGCGCGATCAAGTGCACCAAGGCAATCGAGCGGGTGATCGCAGACAAGTTCAGCGAGCAGGACACGCTCGAGAACGCCGGGCTCTCCCAGATTGAGCTCGACCACCAGCGTGGGCAGAAGCGTCGCGCCTGCTCCATCGACTAACCGCTGACCACTCCGACCAGGCCTCACAGGCTTGGTCGGAGTCACTCTTTTTGAGCGGCTGTGGACGGACTTTGTCTGCCTCTTTTTTGAGCACACACATGTGCCCTGAAACCTCTATATAGAACTACTCTACTCTCTATTCTTATATATATATACTTTTTACTTTCAATTTAAGAAGTGTAAGTGTAATAAAGAGAGGGGTTTCATAGGGAAAAGGGCCTTACACTCTTACACTACTCTAAGCTCTAACTTAGCTGTTCGCGCCCACTCAGCCTTGAAGGCCATATCTGACATGAAACTTACGTTCCTTTCGGCCAATGTGCCGCTCACCAAGTCCTACGCAAAACATGCTGACGGGACCGTCGAAAAGTCCTCTTACCCCAACGTGTGGGAGGTGACAAGCATCGAAGAGGAAGCCACCACACTCCATGCGATGGAGAAGCTTTTGAACAAGCACGCTGCCCTCGGCAACTGCTTGCTCAAAGGTCGGGTCATGCGCCCACTGGTGAGTGAGTCCCGCAAGGACTCCACAGACAGGAACGCCACCACCGAGTGGCTGTGCCTGGACATCGACGGCATCGAGCCTGTTTACGAGTCGATCGTCAAACAAACCAACCCGGACACAGGTGAGTCAGTTGACATCCCACAGACCATCAAGGTCACCGTAGACGTCATCCTCAGCTACATGGGCCTCGAGAACGTGTCCTACATCCTTCAGTGGTCAGGCTCCCAGAACATCTCTGGTCCGTCCCTGCGCTGCCACATCTTCATCATGCTGTCCAAGCCCGTGAGCGCTCCGCTCATCAAGCAATGGCTCATCCAGAAGAACCACGAGGTCTTCCTACTCCGCCATCACCAGGCCCTGACAAAGACAGGCAACTCCCTCACCTGGGGCCTAGACATCACAGCTTGCCAGTCCGACAAGCTGATCTACATCGCACCCCCAGTCCTCAAGAACATCAAGAACCCGCTGGGCAAGATGCCCCGCATCTCTGTTGTCACGAAGTCCAAACCCACATTCGAGCTCAACGAGCGCATCAACAGCACCGAGCAGAACCGCGCGCTCACCGATGCCCGGGTTCTTGAACTGCGTGACGCAGCTGGTCTGCCCAAGCGCAAGCTGACCTACAAGACTGTAGGCGCCCACGAAATCCTGGCCAAACCAGGTGAGTGCATCGCCACTGAGATGAAAGTCGATCGAGGCTTCGTCTACTTCAACCTGAATGGCGGAGACAGCTGGGCCTACTACCACCCTGAGAACAACCCAGACTACATCTTCAACTTCAAAGGCGAGCCGGTGTACCTCACCAAGGAACTCCTCCCCGGGTACTGGGAGCAGCTGCAGACCACAGCTTTCCGCACCAGCAGCGACGGCACTACATACCTCGCCTTCCTTGACCGGGCAACCAGCACGTACTGGCGTGGCACCTACCACGCAGCAGACGACAAGCTGGACATCCTGCCTGCCAAGACCGAGACCATGATCCGTCACTTCGCAGAAGCCAACGGCATGCGCCTGGGCGACTACATCCCAGAGTGGGACATGTCGTTCGATCCACACGACGCTGTGCGTGTGGACTTTGAGAACCGGACAGTCAACACCTTCCAGCTGACTGAATACATGCGCGCACCAGTGCGCAAGGTCACCCAGTGCCCGCCGACGATCCTCAAGATCATCGACAACATCCTGTGCAGTGATCTGGAGGCCATCGAGCACTTCCTCAACTGGCTGGCGTTCATCGTCCAGGAACGCGACCGCACCATGACCGCATGGGTCTTCCAAGGCGTCCCAGGCACAGGCAAAGGCCTGCTCATGAACCGCGTGCTCACTCCGTTGTTCGGCGAGTCACAGACCGTCATCAAGCGCTCGGGTGA